AGAACTTATGACTACATGTTTATTGTCGTTAAAGGTGGTATTCCAATGTGGGATAAAGATAATAATAAATTCGTTGATAAAGCTTCACTTAAGGCTGAAGCCAACACTTTAGAGTCTGAATTAACAGTTGGAGTTGAAACGGTGAAATCAAACGTTCAGGTGGCTACACCAGTGGCTACACCAGTGGCTACACCAGTGGCTACACCAGTGGCTACACCAGTGGCTACACCAAAAGGTGATGACCTTCCATTCTAATTAATATTTTATAAAATAAAGAGAGGTGGGGAACCGCCTTTCTTTATTCTAAACATAAGAAAAAAAAAATAAATAACAATTAATTAAGATGGCGAAGAAACCAACCAAACAACCAATATCTAAAAAGGGGTTCGATTTAGATTCATTCAAAAAAGAAGAAGGGTTAGATAATGTAATAAAAGAAAAGGAATTAAATTGGATTCCATTATCAGAAGCTTTCCACGATGCTGTAAAAGTTCCTGGAATTCCAATAGGTTATTTAACAAGTTTCAGAGGTTTTTCTAATACTGGTAAATCAACAGCCATTTATGAAGGTATTGTGGGTTGTCAAAAATTAGGTATATTAGCAATCATTTACGAAACAGAAAATAATTTTAATTGGGAACACGCTAGAAATATAGGTGTTCAGTTTGAGGAAATTAAAGATGAGAATGGTGTTGTGGTAAATTATAAAGGTGATTTTATATTTATGCAAGGACCAGACTTATTAAAAAAATATCAGAATTATGACCACCAACATAGTAAGATGGGAACTAAACCACTAAGGTACGAACCAGTAGTTGAGGATATTTCAGTTCATATGCATAGTATTTTGGATGCACAAAAAGAAGGTAAACTCCCAAGAGATATTTGTTTCTTCTGGGATTCAGTTGGTTCAATCAATTGTTTCAAGGGTGCTATGTCTAAAACAACAAATAACCAATGGACAGCTGGTGCGTTAGCTACATGTTTCAAATCACTTATAAATTATAGAATCCCAGCTTCAAGAAGAGAAGATTCAGAATATACCGCAACATTTGCTGTTGTTCAACAAATTTGGTTGGATAATGAAAATAAAGTTATTAAACATAAAGGTGGTGAGGCGTTCTTTTATTCACCAAGAATGATATTCCATTATGGTGGTATTCTTACACATAGTACTGAGAAACTTAAAGCAACATATGCTGGTCAAGATTATCAATTCGGTATAAGTACTAGGATTAGATGTGAAAAGAATCAAGTTAATGGTGTTGAACAAAAAGGTGTTATTGCATCAACCCCACATGGTTATTGGAACCCAAATAAAATAGATGAATATAAAGAAAAACATAGAGAATTCATTAAACTTAAGTTGAACACCACTTATGATGATTTCACTATTGAAACGGAAGAGGTTATTTTGAGTAAAGAAGATTTAAACGCTTGATATATTAACAATCTAATAGGGATGATGTGAGTAAACGACCACCACGAAATGGTGAAAAGATAGAGAAGGTTCAGAATACGCTTTTAGTAGATGGAAATGCTTTGTTTAAAGTTGGTTTCTTCGGGGCTAAGAGTGAGTATAATCAACATGGCCAACACATAGGAGGTCTATATCAATTTCTTACTATATTACGGATGTTACTGGTTGCAGACCTATACCATAAGGTATATGTGTTCTGGGATGGTAATTTCAGTGGTAAGTTAAGGTATGAAATATATGAACCATATAAAAGTGGTCGTGGGAAGGATTATAAAAATGGGACTCAACCAATTGACGAGTCAGAATTAAATCAACGTAGGTTAGTCTGGGATTATCTCAATGAATTATATGTTAGACAATTAAAACATGAACTTATAGAAGGTGATGATTTTATAGCGTATTATTGTTTAACGAAAAAAGATAATGATAAAGTAACTATCTGCACAAACGATAGGGATATGGCTCAACTAATATCTAATGATGTTAGAATTTATTTTTTAGATTTGAAACAATATGTTGATTTATCCAATTATTCTTCGTACTTTTGTCATCACCAAGAAAACTCTGTTTTATTAAAGACAATGGTTGGTGACCCCAGCGATAGTATCAAGGGAATTAAAGGTTTAGGTGAGACAAAATTAATATCTTTATTTCCAGAAGTTAAGGAACGAAAAATAAGTGTAATTGAAATAATAGAAAGTGCTAAAAAACAACAAGAAGAGAGAGCGTTAAAAAAACAAAAACCACTTAAAGTATTAGATAACATAATACATGGGATAACGGATGGTGTACAAGGAGATAGACTTTATGAAATAAATGAAAGGTTAGTTAATCTAAAAAACCCTATGTTAACGGAAGATGGGATAAGTGAGCTAGAACAATTGATTGATGGTACCCTTGACTCATCGGGTAGAGACCTCAACAACGTTCTTATAATGATGAAAAGAGATGGGTTAGATAGAACAATAGGCGATAATAGATATCCAGAGTATCTATTACCATTCAAAAAACTAATCGATAGGGAAATTAACAATTAAATAACTAAACCACCAATGACAAATCAAGCAAAAACATTAACAACCTTCAATTCATTTAAGAAGATAGAAGAACAAAGATTCGAATTCGTCCTTTACATTAACAACCATATTATATGTCAGAGATATTTTAATATCCGTGATTATAATGAGGATTCACTTAACTCTTACGAAATGAAAGAGTTACTTGATAACATCACTAGTATGAACAATGATGATTTTGGTAGTTTAGGTATTATACCTAGACAATTAAAGGATAAATCAATTAATTACCTATGGGAAAATTATAACCCATATTATATTAAAAATGAAGAAGGTGCGAAAAATATTTTCGATAAAATAGATGATTTTCAATTTGAAATTAAGGTTGATAAAAATGTTGTGGCAAGTAGTTATTTCTCTGGTAACTTTTTCCAACCTAAAGTTAGGTATGCTGTGGATATAAAGGGAATTATCCCTTCTATTATGGCTGAAATAAGAGATTATTTAAGTAAAAAAAATTATACAAAACTAGAGGCGATTCCAACAGTTTAAGATATTTATTATTACAAGTGTTGTAATAGGAAATAGTAAGAAAAATTATTAATAAATATTAAAGATAATATAACAATCAGTGTTATTACTGAAAGGGATATTTCATCTTTTTTTAAGATAAAAAATGGAAAAAATAGATAAAAACAATTTAGAATATTTGGGTTATGATTATCAATTAAGATTATTACTACAGATACTTACCGATAGAAAATTTGCAAATACAATAATAGATATTATAAACCCTAATTACTTTGTGGACCCGTGGTTAAGGGTTATTTCCGCTACAATTAAGGAGGCTAAAAAAGTGTATGATGTGGTTCCAGATATGGGAAGTTTGGAATCTAGGTTATTAGAAGAAATAACCGATGTTCACCAAAGAAAATACGCTTTAGATGTGCTGAGTAAGATTAAGGATGCTAACCTAAATGATACACTATGGGTTCAGGATACCGCAATGAAATTTTGTAAGCAACAAGAATTAAAAAAAACCTTATTAGAAATAAATAAAATAGTTGAAAGGGGTAATCTTGATGAATATGAAAAATGTGAGACCTTATTAAGGAAAGCGTTAGAATATGGAGATATGAAGGATGATGGTTTTGATGTTTTAGATGATATCGAAGCTGTTTTAGCTGATGATTTTAGAAAACCAATTAGAACAGGTATATCTGGTTTGGATAGTATAATGGATGGTGGATTATCCAAAGGTGAGTTAGCGGTTATATTAGCACCATTCGGTGTCGGTAAAACAACAATGATTACTAAAATAGCAAACACAGCTATGAATGATGGTAATAAAGTTTTACAAATATTTTTTGAAGATAATCCTAAAGTAATTCAACGAAAACATTTAGCTTGTTGGTCTAAGATTGATTTAAATTCTTTAACCCTACACAAAGAAGAATTGATTAAAATGTGTAATAATATGAGCACATCAACCAAAGAAGGTAAGGGGATATTGAAACTTAAAAAATTCCCAAGTGATGGTACTACAATACCAATCATTAGACAATATATTAGAAAATTAACAGCTCAAGGTTTTAAACCAGATATTGTTTTACTAGACTATATTGATTGTGTACAAACATCACAACATTTTGATGATGCTAATATTGGTGAGGGTACTATTATGAGACAATTTGAAACTATGTTATCAGAATTAGATATTGCTGGATGGACAGCGGTTCAAGGTAATAGAAGTTCTATTAAAGCTTTAGTAGTAGAGGCAGACCAAATGGCTGGTTCAATTAAAAAGGGAATGATAGGTCACTTTATTGTATCTATTGCTAAATCACTAGACCAAAAAAATGATGGAACAGCTACAATGGCTATTCTTAAATCTCGTTTTGGTAAAGATGGTTTGATAATGCAAGATATTAAATTTGATAATGCAACTATTCAAATTGATATGGGTGATAGTAGTGGTGCTAAAACACAACAAGATTATAAAAAGGGTGTTCAAATACAAGACCAAAATAGAACAAATCAAGTTATGGAGGCGGCTATGAATAGAAAGAAAGTGCTTGATTCTGGATTAATTAATCCAAATGAAGGAGTTTTACCTAACACAAATAATAATAACAATTAATCAATTAATTTTTTAATGATGTATGGATTTATCAACTAGTATTTTATCGGACATAACAGTGCATATGAAATATGCTAAGTATATGCCAACAATAAAAAGAAGAGAAACATGGTTTGAATTAGTAAGTAGAAACAAAGAAATGCATCAGAAGAAGTATCCACTTTTGAAAGATGAAATAGAGGATGCCTATAAATATGTTTATGATAAAAAAGTGTTACCATCAATGCGTTCACTACAATTCGGTGGTAAACCAATTGATATTAGCCCCAATAGAATTTATAATTGTGCATATTTACCAATAGATGATTGGAGAGCATTTAGTGAAACGATGTTTCTATTACTAGGTGGAACTGGTGTTGGATACTCAGTACAAAAACACCATATAGAAGATTTACCAGAAATTAGAAAACCAAATCCAACTAGGTCTAGAAGATTTTTAATAGGTGATTCAATAGAGGGTTGGGCTGACACGATTAAAACACTCATGAGGTCTTATTTTGAAGGCTTATCAACCCCAGATTTTGATTATTCAGATATTAGACATAAAGGTGCGTTATTGGTAACTAGTGGTGGTAAAGCTCCTGGACCTCAACCACTTAAAGATTGTGTTCATAATATAAAAAAGATTTTAGATAATAAAAAAGATGGTGATAAATTAACACCATTGGAGTGTCATGATATTATTTGTTTTATAGCTGATGCTGTATTAACTGGTGGTATTCGTAGAGCAGCGTTGATTTCCTTATTTTCATTTGATGATGAAGAAATGTTATCATGTAAGTTTGGTGCTTGGTGGGAACTTAACCCACAAAGAGGTAGAGCTAATAACTCGGTTGTTATACTTAGACATAAAATTACAGAACAAAATTTCTTCGA